GTTCAAAAAACAGATTCAGGCGATGAATTCTTATATATTGGACGTTGGGACAAATATCATTGATTTTTTTGATAGCGTGGCCAATAGTATAATTGGTTCCTTTCAAAGAGCTTTTTCTTTTGTAACTAGCATAGTTAGTAAAATTACTGCTGCTAGCAATAAGGTCGCTAGCTTAGTTGGTTTAGGGGGGGGTGATGCTCCGACTTCTGCTCAAGGCGGTGTCGTTTCTGGCGGTGCTGGTGGTGTGGATTCGCTATTATCTGGAGTTCTTAATATTAACGGTGCACCTCCTGGTTCAACTTTTCAGTCTCAGGTTAGTGGATTTAGCTCTTTTGATGTTGGTTTGAATAATGCAGAATCTGGCTTTACTCCTATTCCACAAGGGGCGATCTAATGCCGTTGATAGATAAATTACAGGCAGGATCTTTTAAGGGGGTTGGCTTCTTAATAAAGGGCAGTGATACGAGCGCGGGTAGGAAAACCGTCCCTCATGAGTATCCGAATTCAGACAGGAGGTTCGTTGAAGATCTAGGCAAGGTACAAAAAACTTTCAGTATTAATGCAATTATTACAAGTAACTCTGATAATTACCTACAGGCAAGGGATGCTTTAATTGATGCCTTGGAAAGTCAGGGTAGTGGTTTGTTGGTTCATCCTTTTTATGGGGATCATACAGTTGCAGCAACTAAGTATACAGTTAATGAGTCAACTTCGCGCCTTAATGAAGCGGCCTTTAGTATAACCTTTATGAAGACGGATGAAAATATCTTTCCGAAGGAAGGTGGTTCAAACTTATCTAAAATAAATTCGATAAGAGGAGAAACACTTTCCTCTATAGAGTCGGATGTAGGGAGTATCTTTGCGGTAGATAGACTATCGTCCGTTAACTTTTCTGATGCTCAAGGCTTATTAACTGGGGTTACCAACAGCTTTACAGGAAACCTTGATAAAGTAACTAATGATAGTAGTAAAATCTCACAGTTTGCTACTATTGCTAGTAGTTTTCAGAATAATATTAATTCAAACATTCTTGATCCTAGTTCATTGGGGATTGATTTTATCGGTCTATTTACTGGGGCCAATTCGACGGCTGCAAGTGCATTGGATCAGTTTAATCTATTTCGTTTATTTTCTAATTTCGGGGATAATGATACAGAGATCTTACCAACAACAGTTGCTAGAATACAAAGGAAGCAAAATAGAGATGTTATAAATACTTCAACCCAAATAGGAGCCTTAACTCAAGGTTATGCGGCGGCTTCTCAGCGCACGTATAGCGACAACCGAGAGTTATTGGAAGCTAGGGATGTTTTGGAGACTCAATACCAGAAGGTAATAGGATCAGACTTACAAAAACAATCAGGCACTAGGTTAAAATTAACAGAATTAAGAAACGAGGCGCGAGTTTTCTTTGAGAAGGAGGCTGTTAGCGTACCTAAATTGTTAGATGTGAATACCAGAAAGCAACCTCTTACTGTCTTAGCTTATAATTACTATGGTAATGTTGATAATGTTCAATCTTTGGATTCTTTGAATATGTTTGACAACCCTACGTTTGTCGAGGGTGACGTAACTATATTAACTGGGATCACATGAGCAGCGCGCGTTTAGAAGTTAATGGTGAATCTTTTGAATTCTTTAGTAATTTAAGCGTTACTCGCTCAATTGAAACTTTGAGCGGAACATTTAACTTTCAAGCCACTATTAGAAAGGGAAATACTTTTCCTATCAAGAGTGGTGATGCTTGCAGGGTCTTTCTTGATGATGTTTCAGTGATAGACGGCTTTGCTGAAAAGGTAAGTAGTAAAGGAAGCTCCGTAGAGCACTCTATTAATGTTAGTGGCAGAGACAAAACAGCAGATCTTGTGGATTCTAGTGTTGTAAAAAACCTAACCTTTCAGGGTGCGATTAGTTTAAAACGTATTATCGAGAACGTATTAACCGATCTTGGTTTGTCTGGTGTATCTGTTATTGATGAGAGTGGAGGTATTCCTGATTTTACAGCACAAGACCGTGAGGCTGGGGGCATTGGTGTTAATGCTTTTGATTTTTTAGGTAAGTATGCTAGGAAAAGACAGGTGTTATTAACAACCAATGGCTCTGGTAATATTATTATTACTCGTGGTGGTGGGCAGTTAATAGACACGGCTTTACTGCATCAACTAAATGGGACATCCTCCAATAATGTACTTAACTACGAAGTTACTTATGATGAGTCAAAAAGGTTCTATGAATATAAGGTTAAGTCTCAACTTAACCCAAGTATTGGTATGAATGATGGAAGTAGTACAACGCCAAAGGTCTTAGTTGATCAAAGTGGAATGGCTATTGATAGTGGAATAAGAAAATCAAGAAAACTTACTCTGAATGCAGAGTCTAGCTCAAGCAATACAGTATCAAAAAATAGGGCATTGATTGAAGCAAATTTAAGAAGGGCTAGAGCCAAAACATATAGAGCTGCTGTTCAAGGATTCTCCATTAATCCTAAAGAAGGGTTGTGGAGGCCTAATTTGCTTGTAAGAATAGTCGATGATTTTGCACAGGTAGATGCGCAGATGCTTATTAGGTCGGTTAATTACAATCAATCTTTAAGCGGCTCTATCACCACGTTAGAATTTGTTGTTAAAGATGCCTATACTTTGCAAGCAGAGTTAGATTCTTTGTCTGCTTCATCAAATAAATTAGGGGCAAGTTTTTAGTTATGGAAGGAAGAAGATTAAATTTATTGCAAAATCTAATTGCGAATATGATTCGGAGGGGCAGAATAACAAAGGTCAATCCTGATAATAACCAGTATGCAGTTCATCAAGTATCATACAATGGCAATACTTTAGATATTGAAATTATATCTCCTTATGGTCATTATTACACCGCTCCATTAGATTCAGAGGTTGTTATGTGGAATGTGGAAGGGCAAGAAGAAAATAAGGCTGGGATGGCCAATAAGTCCACTGCTAGATATAAAGGGCTTAAATCTGGTGAGGTTGCTATAGGTAATCCCGTTGCAGGTTCTAAAGTATTATTCGATGAGTCGGGTAATGTTACGGTGACGGTTCCAGGCAATCAAGTAGTCACTGTTAATGGTTCAGCTACTATTAATGTTACTGGTGCAGCAACAATCACAGCGGCGATGGTAGATGTTACTACAACTGGAGCAACTACTATTACAGCACCGACAGTTGCAATTGTTGGTAATGCCACAATTACAGGAAATCTTGACGTTGACGGATCAATAACAGATAATGCTCAATCGAATACAAATACAATGTCTGATATGAGAGCTAAGTACAACATACATACACATAATGAGAATGGTGGCGGTGGGCCGACTGATTCACCTAATCAGCCAATATAGGGTTTTATATGACTGGAAATGTAGATATATCATTAATCAAAAATGACATTGGTATTTATGATATTAAGGTTGAAAATGGAGACCTAAAAAGTAATGATAGCTTTGAAACGGCTATCCAGATGTCAGTATTTAATGAGGTAAGGGCTAATGTGGCAGAAGTGCCAGCGGCAGAGAGGCGCAGGGGGTGGTGGGGTAATACCTCTAGTAGGGTAGAAGGATACCAAGTAGGATCGAAATTATGGCAGCTAGAGCAAGCTAGACGCACACCCGCAACGCTAGCTAAAGCTATAGATCACGCTAATAATGGGTTGCAGTGGTTAATTGATGACGGATATGCCACTGAAAAAGAAGTTACTGGAGAATTTACAGCTAATAGTATAAGTTTAAGTATAAAAATATTTAGGCCGCAAGATAAAGTTATAAGCCAGACTTTTGAGTTGTGGAATAATACAGAAGAGGTTTAATTGTGTCGATAGATTTACCAGAAAATCAAGCTGAGTTAGTTAATAGGTCTAGAACAGATGTACAGGGGGAGCTTCCTAAAATAAACCCATCGTTACGAAATTCCTATATAGACGCTATTATAGTAGCCCAAGCTGGGCGTAATTTTGAGTTTTATATTCAGCTAGAGGCGCTAATACTTGAAATGTTTCCTGATACGGCAACAGATGATTTTCTTGAAAGGTGGGGGGATTATGTGGGGATTACTCGAAATCCTGCAACTCAGGCCAATGGTAATATTACTGCTAGTGGAGTTTCTGGATCGGTTCTTCCTATTTCAACGCAACTTCAAACTGCAGAAGGTACGATTTATCTTACTGATGCCAGCGCTACTATTTCATCTAATGTTATTTCTGTTGTATCGGTTACGCGGATAGGTTCAATAGTTACTGTTGTAACTTCAAGCAATCATTCATTAGCAAGTAATCTAAGTGTGGTAATATCAGGTGCAGTTGAAATTGAATACAACGGTTCTCATGTGATAACTGTAACTTCAGAAGACGAATTTACCTATAATATTGAGACAACTCCCGCCACTCCTGCAAGTGGCCCTATTCTAGTAGCTTTTGATACAGCTAGCATAGCCGTCACTTCGCAGGACTTTGGGCAAGCTGTTAATGCCGACTCTGGTGCTGGGTTGGATCTTACTAACCCAATATCTGGGGTTGATTCTACTGCTTATGTGCAGTACGGCGCAATTGGTGGAGGTACTGACCTCGAGAATGATGAGGATTTGAGGGATAGAATACTAGAGAGATGGAGAAACCCAGTAGCATTATTTAATGAGGCTGCAATTTCGATACAAGCAAAATTAGTTTCTGGAGTCACGCGGGTATTTATTGAAGGCGCTTCAACAGACTTAGACCCTCAAACTATAAGTTCGATTACAAGAAGTGGTAGCATTGCCGTTCTAACAACTACCACTCCTCATGGGCTAGAAAGTGGTATGCAAGTATCAGTTTCGGGGGCCGATCAATCAGAATACAATGTTATAAAAGAAATTATAATAGTTGTGGATGATACGACTATAGCCTTTCCTGTTCTTGGGACACCTACAACACCAGCGACTGGTGTTATTACTTACCTTCCTACAGTAAGGCCAGGGCAAACAGTTGTTTATTTTACAAGGGACAATGATACTAATATAATTCCAGATGCAAGTGAAGTGGATACGGTTAAGGATAAAATCAAAGAAATTAAACCTGCTCATATGTCAGATTACGATCTAATAGTTAAAGCTCCTGTCGGGGTTGTTATCCCTTTCTCTTTTACTTCGTTAACTCCAAATACTATCGAGGTACAGGGCGCTATAGCAGCTAATTTAGCAGCTTTATTTGAAGAAAGAACTTCTGTTGGTCAAGACCTATTGCAAGTAGAGTATGAGTCAATTATATTCCAAAGTGTCGACCCTACAACTGGCGCTAGTGTTTCTGACTTTACGTTATCAACTCCAGTTGGAACTATATCAATAGATAGCGGCGAGTTACCCGTTTTAGGTAGCATTACATATCCATAATATAAAATGAAATTTGATAGACATACAAAAGAAGAGCATACACAAGCATTAGCTTATTTTTTCTTTGACGGTAAATTAGCAGAGGCGTTGAATATTGAAGGAACTACTTTACGCAAACTGTTCACAGCGTTGGCTTGTGAGTTCCAGAGGGTTGAGAGTGATATTGCTACAGTCTCAGAAGAACACGATATAAACAAAACTACTTTATTGTTGGAGCATTGGGAGAGTGCGGTTGGTATTCCAGATAATTGCTTTCCTTTGGCTGATACAGTAGAGCAAAGGAGGGCTAACGTTATAACTAAACTTAGAGCTTCTGGAACCGTTACCGCGCAGCAATTTATTGATCTAGCTTTAGTGCTGGGGTTTGTTGTTACTATTACTCCAATGCAAGACGTGGCATTTCCTCCTTACGATGTCCCTTTCTTTCCTACATCTGCACCAACATCTAGATTCACCTGGATTGTTTCGGGTGAAAATATATTGCCAAGTGTCCCGCCGTATAATGTCCCTTTTACTCCTGCTGCTGGCTCTCAAGGGGTTCTG